AGTATGTTTTCTACTGTGTCACCTAAGCCTATTGGATTCTTATTTAATCCCACGCTTTAATAGAATTTCGTATGTGTGTGCCAAAACCTATCGAATCCATTTCACGTCTAAATTTTCTACTCTCTGTGTAGTGTATTGTCATTTGTGCTGAGAGGCTTATCATTTCCTTTTGTGCTTTACTCATTAATTTAAGGCATAATTTCGCGCGTAATTTATTAAACAATTTCATTTTTTATACGTGTTTTTACAGAATGTTTCAAATCTATTGTTGCAAAAATAATTTCTCATTTTAGGCTCCATTAACCTAAACGCTCCCCAGCTTAATTTTCTTTGCCATTGGGTTAATTGTTTGCTGTATTTCATATGAATAATCTAACTGTCCAATAAATACCTAATATAACCCCTAAGGATAGCACACGTGTAAATGAACCTGCCATCTCTTTTTGTCCTTCGAACCAGGTTGTAATCTTTGACTGTGGTAACCAAGGTAAAAATAATAACATTGCTCGGTCAATGAAGAATATTAATCCAAATATCGGAAGTAATGAGATTCCTAATGCTACTTTTAAGTTCTTTTTGTTCATAATTTTCGTGTTTTAATTGTTAAAAAACGCACAAAGGTTGCATTTCTACTCCCCTCGTGCGCTACAAAACCTAAACATCAGTCCTTGCAAAGATATTAATTTTCTAATGAATGTCGTAAAAAATAAATATAATGCAGGTGGCCTATCGTTTGTGTCTTTAATATTCCTATTTCGTGTTTTCGTAGTTCTTTTTTCAACTTCCAAATGTTGATTGAACGCTGTACGCAAATAGCTGGTATTACATCGGTCTTATACCCTATTGAATAACCTATCAGTGCTTCCGTGTTTTTCATCGTTATAATCGTTGCTATCCACTCTTCGGTTGGTATTCCATTAAGATATTTAACGCATTTTTCCACGTGTTTTTTTCGAAAGATAGTTATAATTTAAATAGTGAATAAATAAATACTAAATCCTATTGTTACCAATGCTAATAAAAATCTGATAATTGCGATGTTCTCGTTCATAATTTCTGTTTTTAATTTGTTTCTAAATAATTATAGTAGTTTCTCTTTCCATTACTCAGGCTCTTGTCGTTTGCTGAGTCTATTGGGTCTAAATAATAGTAAACCTTCTTCTCTATTCGTGTTTTTGTCACTTTCTTTTCGGGCTTTAATATCCAAAATACGGCAAATACTTGCGCACAAATTACGATAAAAACTCCGATTTTAAATATTGCCAGTTTCATAATCTAAAAGATATTTGCCGATTTTCTCCAGTGTTGTTGTGTGAAGTCCTTTACTCGTGTTTTCAGCGTTTAAATAAAGCCAAATTTGATTCTGACTAAGTCCGGCATCTCGTGAAAACTTCGCTAATGTGATATTTTCAGTAAGTAAATGAAGTTGTATCATTTCCCTTGCTAAACTATTTACTTTAGATAGTTGTTTTGCTGTCATTCTTTCGTGTTTTTAAAGGTTTCGTTGTAGTATTCATTAAATTCTGATTTCCAATTATCATCTGTAATATCTGTATAACCATCTACTAACCAAGCATTCATTATCTGCTGCTTTTCCATTTCTTCTGCCTTATTCCAACATTCTTTATTATGTTCAAAGTGTTCTTCTGCCAAAGGTTCAGATATAAGATTTTCTAATAACCATTCTACTGCTGTCATCTTATTCTGATTTAAATGTTTCGTTATAGTATTGTTCAGCTTCTTCATTCCATGTAGCTACATGACCCTCATCAAAAGCATTCATTATCTGCTGCTTTTCCATTTCTTTTGCTTGTTCAAATTCTTCAATTGTAATAATTCCTTTGTGTTCGTACATTTTATTATACAACCATTCAATTGCTGTCATAATTTTAGTTTTAAAGGGAGGTTTTACGCTCCCATTGTTATCAAAAAGGTAAATCGTCGTTTTCTATTGTGTTTTGAATCGGAACCGTTGTAACAGCGTTATTCAAATCTAAAACTTCCAACTTCCAACCTTCCAAAGTATTGAAACAAGTCTCAACTCCTGCTGCATTCGTCCATAAACGCCCTTTAAGATTGATTTCTATACCTATCTTATTGTTAACAGCTAAATTCTGCAAGAAGGCACACTTATCGTTTACAAATTGAATTGATAAATGTTGTTTATACAGTCCTTCATCTACTTCAAGAATAATATCTTGTTTAGTGAATTTCTCACTTTTAACCTCTTTTGTACCAATTTTGTACACTAATCCTTCAACTTTCATAATCTATTTTTTAAACTATTATAATAAATACGTGCCTCTTTGACACGCTCCTTTATTTTTTCTTGTGCTGCTTCGTCTTTTTGTACAATAAATCTTTTTACTCTTAATTCGCTCGGAATATGGTCGAAATTGTGCATCTTCTGAATTACATCTCTGACCTCCAAATCCTCTTCAATCAAATTCAATTTCCAATGCTGGCGACGTATTTCATCTTCTACTATCTGTAAGGGCGTATTCATCAAACAATACACAAGTTCGCTTGTTTCGTGTCCTGTAAGCATCATGTAACCTTGCAATTGATAGTAGTAATCCTTGTTTTTTAACGTTTCGTCAAACAAAGGAAAAGTACTACCGTTCCAACTGCATTTAATATCAGCAAGTAATGAATCCGTGTTAATGTCAGGCTCACCGGTCAACCATTCGTTGTTAAATCTCGTCTCGTTTTTCACTACAAACTCCCAACCTAACACCTCTGAGGCAAATTGTATAGCTTCGTCTTCCATCTCCAAACCTTTATCAGTATATCGGCTTGAAAACTCCTTGTAAATACCTAATTCACGCTCTTTGAATAGGTCTTGAATGTAACTCTTTGCCGTTTCTGACAATGTTTCTGACTTTGTTCGTGGATCTGTTAATAATTTACCAAGTGAACTGCATCTAAATAGTAACTCTTTCATAATAATTGAAGTGCTGACTTTTGAAGGTCGGTTAATTGAAACTTAAATAAATCCTCTTTTTTCGCCTTTCCGTCATTTACTGCGATAATAGCCTTTTCAAATCGTTCATTTGATATTGGTTGTTTATTTACGTGTTTAGTTACTTCGTTAGCATCGTCATCTTGCATTGATAAACTCAATAATGACTGTAAACTGTAACGTCTAAAATACGAAATACACCCGCCTAATTTTTGAGGGTCGTTTATCTCAGGTAGTTTAATTTGACTTGTAAACTCTTTACCACTTTCAATGTCAATTATTACACTGTGCACGTGTCCATCTGCAATAGGCTGTAACAGCAGTAAACCGTGTTTATGTAAGATTGGTTCAACTACATCTAAAATAGTGTTTAAATCAGCGTATTTAGATTTGAAAAAAGGATTGTCCGCTGACTTGTTTATTTTTCCTATTTCTTGCTTAGCTAAATGCAATTTATGATAAATGCTAAGTTTAACAGTTTTTGGTAAATCAATTAAATTATCTACTTCCTTAACTGCGTTTTGTTTTGAGATATCCAAGTACTCTTCAAAACTTAATTTTTCTTCTTTACTCATAATGACTTGTTTTGTTTTTAGAATTGATTAATTAATTATTTCAAATTGATTCCACTTAATAAATTTATGTTTGTGTCCAAATGTTGGACAATATGTCTTGCAATCGTTCAAACTTTTTTTACCTAATTGCAAAACTCTTTCTTGTCCATCATCTGAAAGAAGAAATAAAAACTTTGAAATGCTTTGTGTTTTTCTTCCTTTTTCATCGTATGTTGAAGAATATCCATTGACAATTTTCACGATTTTGAATGACTTTATTTTTTGACCGATTTCCATAATTTATAATATTTTTTTTGTTTTGTTCTACAAATATAAACTTTCTTTTTATATAAACAACACTTATTTTAATTTATTTTTATAAATGTTGATTATTTCTTTTAGATCATCTCTTGTAAACTTCCGTGTTTTATACGCTTTTTCACGTAAAATAATAAATTCATCCGATCCAATTTCTTTTTCAAGGTTGATTCCATATTCGATTAGGTTGCCTGAAAGCTGAACGTTGCACTTGTAGCAGCAGCTAAATACGTTATTCTCATCAAAACGTACGTTGTAATGATTGTTAGCATTAAAATAGTGGGAGGCGTGAACTACTCCGTTAATCTTTTTGCCACAAGAAAAACACGGTTTCCCATTGTCACGGTTACGAATAAAGGCATTGAATACTTGTTGAGCTATTTTTAAATAGTCCTGAACTGTTAATATATCTTTTTTTAACTTAGATTTCCTTTCGCTCCATTCCTTTGACTCGCTTTTTTTCTTTTGTTCGAGTTTTTGTAGCGCTTCAATTAGCTTACAGTCGCTGTTCCAGCAGTATTTTTCCAACGTGCTAAATCTCGGTTCAAATTTTTCAGTACAATTTTTACATTTTTTCATAATTTGCTTAACCATTGTTCGTAAATATTACTTGCTATTTGTGCAGTCATAACCGGGGGTACGCTCATACCAATTAAATACACTGTTTGTATTTTCCCGAAATTATAATCTAAAGGATAAGAACCAGCCTTTTTAATTTCTAAGTCGTTAATCGGTCTTTTAATTTCATAATGCCATATACCTCTTGTTCCTCCAGGGTTTGCCGTAATTGTAGGTAAAACTCTTTTTTTATCCGACTTAGAACCATTAAAAAAACTACCTTTTTCGTGTACTGTACTAAATGAATTGCCAGGTAAGCATAGATCCCATAATTTTGACACTGCCAAATGATTTAAAGTATTAGAATCTGTTTTATCTTCAATTTCTTGAAATGGTATTTCTTTTTCGTTAAACTCCATTTCAATTTTTGGAATTTCAGTAAACATATCTTGCCAATATAAAAAATCTTTTGCCAAATCTTTACGCAAACAAATGAAAAATACCCGTTCTCTTCTTTGCGGAATGCCCATTTTTGAAGCGTCTAATAAAAAATGTTGGCAGTAATATCCAGCTTCATCAAATGCCTTGTAAATCTTTATGACATATTCTTTCGCAGCACCTAAAAGCAAACCTTTGACGTTTTCGGCTATAACTACTTTTGGCTGTAGTTCTTTGGCTAAATCAATAAAGTCAAAAAACAGCGTGTCTAATACTTGTTCGGCTTGTCCTTCCCTGAATTTCTTCTCTTTGCCCCAGTCTTTTTCTCTATTTCCTGCCATTGAAAAGCTGCTACAAGGTGGTGAACCGTCTAAAATGTCTAATTCGTAAAGTTCTTTAGGTAGGTCTTTTCGTTTGGCAAAAGTTGTAATACTTTCAAGAAATGAAAATTTTGGTTTATGGTTTTCTTTGTATACCTCAATCATTTTCTTATCAATGTCATTGTGTCCAATTACATCAAATCCTGCAAGTTTATAGCCCATAGTAGAACCACCTCCACAAGCAAAGCAACTAAATACTTTACCTTTATCTTTTGTAAAAACTGCATCTTTTAAAGTCCAGTTGTAATTAAATTTATGTTCTGTTTTCATATTCCATTTATTAAATTAGCATTCATTTCCTTTAGTTTCTCAATCTCAAATCTAAGCTCCATATTTTCTTTATGGAAGTTAAAATTCATCTTTTGCAACGTGTCAAACTCCTTGCTTTGCTGTTTAAAGATTAAAAATGTCTCGTTCATTTGTCGCAAGTGCTTTTCCATTCCTTGAATAAATACTTTTCGCTCTGGGTTCTTTTCCCTTAGTTCACTAACTGTAAATTTCAAAGATTCGATTATCGCAAGTATATTTGTTTGTGCGTTTATTACTTCTAAATAGTCCATAATTTTAAGTTAAAAAGGTAAGTTTTGATTGTTTAAAGTGTGATAAGATTCTGAAAAACTTTTCAGCTCAGTAATTGGTTTCTTTATTTCGTGTTTTTCTTGTGCGTAAATGTTGCTGTGTTGATTAGGATTGTTTGAGTCTAAATCATAATATCTGAATTTATTAATATCAAATCTTAAATTGATCATTCCTATTTTACCAATACTGCGAGGTTTAATCTTATTAAAATATATCTCGCATTGATTGTCGCTTAAATCCTCACGATGTACTGTTATCATACATTTTCCACTGTTAAACCATTCTGAGCCACCTTTCAAATCGTATGGACCTGGTGGTGTTCGCTTACCGTTTACTTTTTCCGTCAACTTTGGGTGTATAATAGTATGCAAATGTAAATCATTATCCTCAGCTAACTGATTTCTATACGGTAAAACAAATTCTAAATATTGAGCATAACCTCCATAACTTGAATAATCGTGGCTTAAATCCTTCCAACTGTCTATACTTGCCGTATGCAATCCTTCCGTTTTCTTTAATGTAACAGCATAATCCCAAAATTCAACAGCTGACATTTTCGCTTTTAAATCACTTTTTGTGAGTACTTTAAAATAATGACAAACCCATTCGCTTGCTGTACTGATTTCACTATCTGTAATTGTGTTATGTGCATCAGGATTAAATGATTTGCCCGTCTTTTTGTGAATTAAATCCGCTATTATTTCAATGTTATTACCAACATCAGGAAAGTAAATTAAATGTTTCCAATCGTAAAATAAAGAAGTATTTATCAAACATTCCATAAGAAATTGAGTTTTACCACTCATTGGATACCCTGTCCAATCTGTACAATTACCTAACTGCATTGAATAATTATCTTTCATTTTATCAAATCCAAGAAACATCCCTTTATCGTGGTACGTCTTTTTGTAGTTTTGTAACGCATTGAGTATCTCACTCGCTTTCGTTATCTTAAATCCTTTCAAATTATCCATAAGGATTGAATTTTGATTGTTCACTAACTACGGTATTTACATATTTTGAAAAATTAGTGTTTACTAAAAAATGTTTAGGTATATCAAGCGAATTTATTTTTACCCATTCTGAATCTACCATTACTTTGTATGCGTGTTCAAAATCTTCTGGAGTGTATTCATCTTTTTTTAATTCTTTAAGATTATTTAAATCTGTTTTTGTTAATGTTTTAAAATTTCCTTTAACGCCTTTATATTTAAATTTCATTTGATTAAACCACATAATAAATTTTTCACTTAAAACAGCGTCAGCTTGTTTATTTGTTATATTGTTAGTTTGTTTATCTATGGTATCAAGTGCTTTGGTAGGTGCTTTGGTAGTTGCTTCATCAAGTGCTTTGGTACTTGCTTTGTCATTTTTTGATAGGGCAATTACTTTACTTTGGTGTTGGTTTTTGCTTTCAGTTACTATTTTTATAAATCCAAAATCGACCAAATCACTCAAAGTTTTTTTGTATGTGTTATAAGATCCAATTCCTAATGATTCCATTGTTACTGATGTTGGTAATCCAAATTCTTGTTTTTGTCCTAATCTATTCCACCGGTCAATTAAATAACAATAAAAATCCGAATGAATAGCTTTTACTTTTGAGGGGTTTTCAAATTTGAAATTATACCAGTCCCTTATTAAATTATATCCATTCATAATTAAAGCATTAAAGAAATTTGTTTTTTTAACTCCCTGCTTAATTTAATGGCCGTTGGTTTATCTAAAACAATATACTGTAAAGAATCCCAGCCTTCACTGTATTGTGAAGTATCATCTATTTCAATATACAATTTTTGATATTGATTAAGATAAATTTGCATTTGTTTATCTGTGTTGTTTGTTTCCTCATCACCACAAAAAATCAATTTTACATTTCCCATAATAAACCGCATTTTATTTAAAAACACGTAAAAAGTTAAGTGCATAAAAAAACCTCCATACTCAATAGGGATTCGACGTCCTACTTTGTATAAAGGTTAATTAAAATTCCTTTTGTTACTATAATGTCGAATCGTAACGTGTACAAATATACAAATAATATCTAATTAAATAGCAATTGGAAAAGATTTTTCAACGTCTTTATTGTATCGCAATACTTTCACATCTTGTCGTAATCTGTAGAAGTTCCAAGCCTTAATTATTAGTGCGTTTTTATGCTCTCTATCCATTTTACTTGTGCCTGTTCTGTCTTCTATCAATTTGTTTCTAAGCAAATAAATAACGTTGTTTGTCACATCTCTACCAGTGCATAATTCGTTAAAAAATAACTCGCAATCTGCTGAACTTTTAGTATTAAAATGAATCATAAACGAACCGATTAAAGTGGGGCTCATTATCTTAGCAAATTGTACATAATAGCCGTATGTTTTGGAAGCAATATCTAAATAATAATCCTCATTTTCTTTAAATTTATTCAACAATTCTACGTTTGTTAATGTGACATTCCCTCTATTACTTCTATTCCCATTACTTAACGCTTGAGAAAATTGTATAATTGGAGGAATTAAACTTGAGTATTGAGCACCCGCAATGTAAAATACATCATTAGATGTTCTTGTTGTTCCAGAATCTAATACCACAAATACATCATCATTCAAATCAAATGCAACATACATACTTAATTCAACATTTGCCTTTATAATTGCTCTTAACCGATGTTGACCATCTAATAACTTATTTGTTTTTGATAATTTAATCAATTCTCCAGTGTCGTTTTTCCAATTACCTTTCAGCATTTCGTTTGCATATTTCGTAACGATTGCATCTTTAAATTTACGGTTGTTTAGATTCATACTTAACATTTGTTCCGCTACTTCCTTGTTGATTTTTACTAATTCTACTCTCATGATGTTTATTTATTTATTTGATTATTAATTAAAATTATTTGGCTTAATATCTTTCCGTTCAACCCAACACAATGATAAAATCCTTTTTCAGATGTTGACAAATAAGAAATAGTATCGAAATTATAGATTGATATTCCTTTCATTTTGCTTATTCCATCGTTTTTAACGTAGCCATAGAATCCAAGGTTTCTAACGTTGTCAGGAAAGTTGATTAATTTCGTTTCAATGGTTCGGTATTGATTAATGTATCGTTTTAAAGTTCTCATTTTCCTAATTATTATCTTCGTAATTAACTGATTTTACTTTTAACCTGGCAGCTCTAAAATTGTTCGTTCTGCGAATCGTTGGCAAAGGTCGTTTAGTGTAAATTATCGTTACCTTTTCGCAGTTGTTGAGTTGCGCTTCAATGCTCTTGATGTTCCAAAGAAATATTTCGTCTTTTTGTTGTATAAAATTATCGTACATTCTCAATGCGTTAATAATCGTTGCGTGATTTTTACTAAATATTTGACCTATTGCAGCAAGTGAAAGTTTAGTATTTTTTCTAACAAAATTATAAGCTGCTGCTCTTTGGTAAACAATTTCTCTTTGGCGTGTTTCTTTCAAAATGCCATTGCGCTCGCAAATGTAAACTACCTTTTTTAAATCAATTTGTTTCATCTGTAATATCTTTATATTGTTCATCTAACCACCCTAAAAACGCTCGCTGTATGTCGTTCTGTTGGATTATCGTTTCGTTATCCGCAATATCCATAAAGTGCTTATCCTGGTTTCTTATCGTTCTCACAACCTCGTTTTGTAGTTGTTTCGCTTTGAATCTAAACGGGAAATCTTCTAATTTATCGGCAACACTCGGAAGTATTGACATTATTACGGTTAAGTTAAACTGTTCTTTTGTCATTGTATCGTGTTTTTATGCGTTTTAAGAGACTTTATCCTATTTGTTGATTAACCGCTTCTAAATAATCTAAATAAAGCGTTACGTTAAAACTTCCGCCTTTATCATTCTCTGACTTTTGACCTCTCCAGTGGCGCACCATTTGCGCAAGGTTTGGAGTTAATTTGATAAATGTATTTTTTTTAGTTTTCATCGTTCTGCAATTTTTGTAATTACTCTAATTTTTTGAGAATCTTCAAGGTCGTAATCTTCAATTACTTCTAAAATCTCGGTTAAACTTTTTTCTAAACTTGCAACCTTTTTGGCGCATTCTCGTTCATTTGTCAGGTCGTTTACTAATACTTCTATTGAGCGTTCAAGCTGCTTAGATGGGTTGCTTTCGTGCGCTTCAATCATTATGCACAATGTGACTAACGTGTCTTTTAATTCTTTCATAATTTTTGTATTTCTTGTTTAACTTCTTGCCAATAATCATACGAAAATAAATCATTATTTTCTACTTCTCTTGTATAGTAACAAACTTCCATTATCTCATCAACTGCTAATAATGCGCATAAAAGAGCGTGTGGGTAAAGCATACACATAGATTCGTTTGAGCAATTTAAATCAACGTTAAACATTTTTTCCGTTAATTCTTTTGCTTTTTCTTGTGGTGTCATAATTCTAATATTTTACAAAGTGTTTTTTGATAACTGTATTTTAATCTTTTTACGCCTGCTTCAACTGTTGAAATATCCTTTTCAGTGAATCCGTTTGTCGCTGCCATGTGATTGTAAGCCTTCATTGTATTTAAACGCTGAATCATTCCCTCATACATATTTAAATAGTCTGAGGCTTTGTCGTGTAATGTTTTCATTTTGTCTAACATAATTTAAAGTTTTGCAAATCCTGCGTTAAATTCTATTCTATCTAATTTATCATTTAAAAATAAATCGTAAAAAACTTCTGCTGTTCCATACGCTTTACCATTGTATTTTAATTCCTTGTCAAATACTGACGTTATAGTCATACTTGTAAATTTGCTTTTTTCAAGTTCTAAAATGTTAACTCCAAAACTTTTTAAATTGTCATGTGAAGTTGTTTTTTTACTTGTTTGGATTTTCAAAGATTTAACTTTTTTAAGTTCGTTTTTGTGATTAACACACCACGCTTTGAATTCTAATATTGACATTTCTAAATACATATTGTTTTGTTTTGTCTTACAAATATATATAAACTTTTCTTTTATATAAACAATATTCACGAAATAAGTTAAAAAATACGTAGAACTACGTAGATAAACTAAGTAGAACTACGTAGATAAATGTATTAAAATAAAAGATTTTCGTTTTCTTCGTAAGGTAAATATACCGTTTTGCCGTTCTTTTTGATAGCAATTAACGCTTGTTTTCTGTTCCTTCCTTTTTTATAGGAGATATGAAACCAACTTGCTTTACCGTTTATTGGAAATTCTGCTATCATTTGGTCAAATACAACGTTCTCAATTATCCAATCGAATAACTCTTTATCGTGAAGGTCAACATCCATTGCCTCGCCTTTTACGTGTTGAGAGGAAACCGCTCCACCAATGCGAGAATTTACACGCAACGAACGAAACCCGCTACTTATGTTTATAGGTCGACCTAAATGCTCTCTGATTGGCTCAAAAACTTTCTCACAAAGCAATATCGCAGCATCTTTTTCTGTGAATCCCATTTTATTTGGAATACCGTATTTAATTGCAGTTTCTGAGCGTTCAAACTCTTCAATGGTAACGTGTTTCGATAGTATCATTTAACTGTTTTTTGTGCGTGAAATAAAGCCTTTCCACCGAATACAACAGCTCCAACCGTTAAGCAAACAATGCCAATTGGATTCGCTACCAATCCAGTAGCCAAAACAGCTGCACAAACAGTGCCTATTGTCGTTGCAATGCGCCCTCTTCTACGGTCTTTTATTGGGGTTCGTTTTCTGATTCTGTCGATTAACCTCATATTACTTTTTTAATGGTGATTTTATCAGGAATTACAGCGTAAATTTGATTTTTTGACTCTGTTTGTTTTTCGCTTTTTTGTTGGTTTCTGATTTCAAACATCCTATCACTCCAACAATCTTCGAGTTTTGTTTCTAAATTACCAACTCTTATTGTAGTTATGGAAAGCCAAGCGCATAAAACACCCGTAACTCCGTATTTCTTCGTAATTATTGCAATTTCATTCATCTTTTGCTTGGTTTCATCTTACAAATTTAGTAAAAAGTACGCTGACTTTTGAATTTATCTGCTACTTTACATTTTAAAACCGCTTTTCTGCTGAAATCTTTGTATTCAACTTCGGGACTTTCAGAAACAATAACCGGCAAATCTAAATATCTGTATGAATGATTATGTGCGTTATAATCCGAGATAAACAACTCATTTTCTGAGATAAAAAACAACTCTAATAACGGGCGTAAAATACATTCATTTTCAGGGTCTGTAATAATTTCGTAATCGTTCAGATTTTCTCTAATTACTCTCTTCATTTCTCTATTGTCGTAGATAATATTATCTATTGCCATATTAGGCTGGCGATTTCCTAAGTAACCGTAAAATCTATGTGTACTTTCCACGTTTGAATTAGTGAAATCTATACCGTCAATCGTTTGTTTTCCGTTAAAGATAGCACGCACGCGAGCCGTTTTAAGAGCGTTATGAATGCTGTAAGGTAATAACTTATAATCTCCCCATAAAAGTAAGCCTGACAAGCCCGAAATACTATAATTAATTGCAAGTGTATAGTTTCCTTGTCCGAAAGTTGTTAATATTTCGTTCCAATCGCAAGTTGCATAAAAAGCGTTTATTTCATTTGGAAAAGCGTTAATCTCGAAAGTGCCTAATACATTTGCATCACAGTCTAATATTTGAAATTCTGCTGTATCTGCATCCGAAGCTAACTTTATCCAAAAAGAGGTTAAATCATTTTTCCAACTTTCAGCAGCAGAACCTAAAACAAGCTGCTCACAACAACAATCTTTGAGGCCTCTATCCTGCTCAGTGAATGACTGCGGAAGTTTAATAGCTATGTATTCACGAAAAATTCTATCTTCAATGCCGCAATTCAAAATGATAGGTATGCATTCCGAAGTTGTAAACTCGTCAAAATAACCAATTGCCCAACCAACAGGCACACTACCCAATGGAGGACACGGTGGTTCAGAATTTTTCCAAAATGTAGCTAATGGAAAAGCAGGATAACCAAGCCCTCCATAAGTTACTTCCCATTGTCCACCTCCTACATTATTATAATATAGATAATAATCAACACTTAAATAAGTCCAAGTGTAGTAATTCTCGCTGTTATAAGTGCCCGCAATATTTAGTTCAACTACTGTAGAGGACAGCTCGTCACGGAGTCGAAATTCAATACGTATACATTCGCACGCCATAATTATTTAGATTTAATTAGGGTAATAAAAGAATCAAATATTACCTTTTGCTCTTTGGTCATATCCAAATAATCCAACTCTATAAATGATTTTGGTATAGAATTTTCTATTGTATAGAATTTCATAATTCTCGCAATTGGGTCTGAAATATTAACCGTTAACAACTCTTGTGTATCTGAAAACTCATTCATAAAGAAATCATATTCCGAAGTCAAAGGATAACTTACTTGTTCATTTGTCATTTCATCATAACAATAGATAGTATCTATCATTATGTCTATTTTAGTTACGTTTTCCATTATAAAAATATATTACCTTGTGTATCTTCTACTGCTACTATTGCTTGAGTTATTAATGCGCTATACGCTCCCCCTCCTTTATAAGTGTTTCCTCTTGTTGATACTGCTTGAGAATTGTTATTATTAAATAAATATGGAGCCGAAGCATTGGATAAAATAAATGTAGTGTTCAATATAATAGCAGGTATAAATGCGGTACTACTTGATATACCGATTCCAGCTGCATTATTCCAGTCACTTATAATAGTTGAATTATGTATTTCAATTACAGCAGTATTAGCAAACATAGAATAACTGCTGGTTGATTTTGATGTTAAATTATACACTTTTGATACATTGCTAGACATTTGAACTCCTCTTGATGAAGAGCTGATACCTGTGCAATTGTATAATAATGAAATATTTGATGTAATCCCAATACCGCTTACAGAAATACCAACACATCCAATAAGATTTGTTGCATTTGTACATTCTAGACCAACTCCTGATGTAGACCTTCCTACGCAATTAATAGATGTTGTTTGCGCAGAAAATCCACTTCCACTAGTTGATATTCCTACACTGTTATATTGATTTCCTGCACCTCCGTAAATACCGTAACCTGAATCAGATATTCCTGTGCAGTTTTGAAGGTCTCCTCCGTTATGACAGCGAATACCCGTACCACCACTTGTTCCGTAACCAATACAATTATTTAATTTTGCTCCTCCTGAAGAAAAAATTCCAAAAGCACCGTAAACAGTTGTTGCATAAGCTACAGCGTAATTTATTTCGTGAGTAGAATTTGAATTAAACAATACACCACACCCGCTTCCCGAATTTCTAAATGTAGAACCTGAACAGTTGATTGTACCACTTCCACCCGCGCCTAAACTTAAACAAGAATTATCAAATAAACTTCCAGTGCTTCCCGTTCTAATAACGTTTAGATTATTGATATTACAAGAAGTCACTACTGTATTAGCTGCTGTTAAAGCATGAGTTAATCCCGAATTATTAAGCGTATAAGTGTGACCATTTCCATTAATATTAACTCCATTTTTCAGAGTAATTGTAACTGCTCCCGTTTCAACAACGCTTGTGAACATCTCAATAGTTTGTCCACTTGTAGCGGCTGCCATTGCAAGTGTCAAAGTAGCATAATATGTATAAATACCGCTTGAATTTGAAATTCCAAAGACACCACCTCCACCCGCAGGAGTAGGAATATTTAAAGTATCTGCTATGAATGTAGCTGCACCACTTCCCGTAGTTGTTAGCGTAATTTGGTTTTGTTTGCCGTTAAAAGTACTCCAATTTGCACTACTCAAAGCACCTCTATTTGTAGCGCTTGCCGTTGGTAAATTGAAAGTATGCGTATCTGTTGCCGAGTTAATAGCAAAATCCGTTCCGCTCGTTCCTACTGCTAAATATTGCGTTTGTTTTGTTAATCCATTAATCGAAGAAATACCACTCGAAAACGTTGTTATTACTTGGCTTAAATGCGAGTTTTGCGTATGGTGTTTAATCGTGCGTCCCATTACACTATTTACAACATACACACGTAATGCAATCCTATCAGTTGATAAAAGAGTTGTTAATGGCATTGGAACCGCACAAACGTACAAATCAATTGCCGTTCCATTCGTTATTCCTTCGGGGTTTGCTGAATTATTTGCTATACTTGTAAAGGTTGTGCCATCGTATTTTAAAATTTCTATATAAAAAGCTGGCGTTCCACCGCTTGAACTAGCCGAAAAATACATCTCAAAGTTCCAATTTCCCGCAGGAATTTCAACAAGGTTTGGGTCGTTAACATCAGTCAACCATTGACTAATTAAACCATTTCCAGCAAGGGAGAAATCAACTCCAGTTCCAAGCACTGGCGTTTTGCTCATTTGGAAATAAGTACCAACACTTGCAGCTGTCCCACCGTTCAAATAATAGTTAACGCTATTTCCGCCACCTCCACTCGTTGGAAAGGTCGCAAGCGTTCCATCGCCTCTAATGTATTGATTTGCTAAGCCCGCAGCCGTTAAAGTTAAAGTTCCCGTTCCATCAACAGGGCTACCCCCTACAATAAAGGCACTCGGAGCAGTTAAACTTATCGCAATGCCTGACAACATGGCCGCTTTAATTGTAGAGCCTAATATCTTTGCCGTTTGATAAACCGCACCGTCCCAATAATCGATATCGTAATAATCGTCGTCACCGTAAACAAAACGTTCTAAAGGGTATTCGTGTATTTTTTGATTTGCCATAATTACGCTATAATTTTATTGTCGTCATCTGTTGTCAACTTATCTAAATCCGTTGTAGTGATTTTAAACACTGGAGACTCAAGCGAACAACCTTTAATTTTAGTAGTGAATTTAACACCGTTTGCAAGGTTGATTAAATCGGGGTTAAAAAAGCATTCCATCTTAGCAAGTGTTGGAGTTGGAAAAGTAAGTTTACATTTCGTTTCGCCAACTAAAGGAACTAATGGATTTGAAGGGTTGTTATCATAATCGATAACCGTACTTGATATAAATCTCGGGTTGCTTTCCGTAGGTTCGACCGTTATCATTCCCCAGGTTACAGCGTCGTCCCAAACCTCCCCACTAATTAAAGAATGAGTTGCAATAACACGCATTAACTGACCCTCTGTAACGATGCCTACGTTCGTATTTGTAGCGTCAATGTACAATTCTATGTTCTGAACGATTAACGGCTCTGAGTCGTAGTCTTTATCGAGTACAGTATCTTCAAAAATGTAAGCAAGTCCGTCTTTTACAAGTTCGATATTTAAACGAAGTTCCCAATCGCCTAAATTATTGAAGTTAAACCAATTCTTTGTCTGTTCGTTAGGATAAAAATCAGCATCAGCATTCAACTGTTGTAGCCAATATTCCCAACGTAAAAGGAATGGAAAATATACCTTAATACCGTATTCCGTTAAAGTGTCGATTGTAGGCTCTAATTTTAAAGTAGCTATTCGTTTTGCACTTGTTGTTGGTAACGTGTTTTGAACGGTGTTTGATTGATTAATTATGTACTGACCGCCAACAAAAGGAATAGTTGATATGTTAAAAAAGCACGTATTCAAGTCAAAACTTTCAAGCGTTGTAGGGTTGTAAGCCACAATTCTATATTCTATTGAGTCATAAACCGCTCCTTTTTCAAGTAAAAATTTACCACAAAATGCAAGGTCGTCCTCCGTATTCGCTTCGTATGTAAGCGCCGTATCTGCTGACTCAGTAGTGTTGTCTGAGTGGTCAATAAAGATGTTTTGAACGGGAATTAATGGTCCTCCAACGGGCGGAGATTTGCTCAGTTGGTCGTTAAACACTAATAGGTTAAGATTGCCAAATTTAACCCACAATTTAAACAATCTGTCGCCATCTTCTAAGCCATCGAAGAACGTTGTAAATGAAGCGTTCGGAGTAAATGTAATTTTTAAAGTGTTTATCGTTCCAACCGTAATAATCGAATCTAATTCAAGCGTATAATTACCGCCAAATTCATTTGTCAAAGATGTATAAGCCGTTCCAACAGTCGGGACAGTACTACCCAAAGCCATTGAAATCTCGCCTTGTGAATAAGGACGGTTTTTATAATAGTCTACATTAATGGATTGATAAGCCGCACCGATTGCATAGTCAACACTTGCTGAATCAACAATTACATCAAATGTTGTTGGTGAAGACCAATCTAAAACAGTTACACCTTGAACAAGTACAGCATCAACAACGCCTGTATTATAAGGTTGGTCGAAATATCCAGTATTTCCAGATTCATTTAGTAAAGATATTGATTTTGCAAAGGGTTCATCCGCTAAACTTGCCCACTCTAATTTAAGATAAGTTTTTAAACATTCAGCAGTGAAAAACCAATCGGGGTTTCTTATACCACTTTGTAAATATTCTAATTCAAGCAAAAAAGACCGCTCCAAAGAACCATCTTCAAGGACGTTATCAGCTTGCCTCGTCAACTCGCTACTTGTTAAATATTGACCCGATTTATTAACAAGCTCAATGCCTGTAATTGTCGAACCAACCGCAAGGATATCCGTACCTTCAAACTTCATTCGAGTGCTTTCGCCATCAATTAAGGAGAAAGGCATTCCAGCAGTTGAATTTAAAACGTGATTAAGTGACGCTTCCAAAGTCGAACGCATCCTATAAGTAGCGTAAATAATAAAGAACTGTTGAGCCGTGTTATCGTACCAATAAGGGATACTCGATAACTGAATTATTGTATCGTCAACGTACAAAACTGAGGTTGTCCAACTGTAAATTGAAGTTCCTGACACATCATAAACGTTACAAGTTACGTTGTCACCAGGTCGAAAACCCTCTTCAATCCAACTTTGTGAACTCGATGTAATTTGATTTGTGATAGCATCTAAAAACAAAGGATTTGTAAGTGATGAAAATCGTATCGTAGCCCGTAATGTAAGCGCAAGTTTCACCTTATCGCCTGCATTCATTCTGTAAAATCCTAACGAATTGCCAAAAATATCAGTGTATGTTTTGTTAAATATTTGTACCGGCATATCTGTTCTGAATTTCGTTTAGTGCTAATATATTTCCGTCTTTTGCTGCTCTTAAAGCTGCGTTTATATCGTTTTGAATAGGCAAAATAGCCTTTTGTTCTTCAACATTTAGGTCTTTCAACAAGTTTTTGTTTAAATCAAGAAGTTTTTTAAGTGACTCACTCAAATTTTTATTCAATTCTTTAAATTGTTCTTCCATATTAATCGTTAATTGTAAGCGTTGTAACCTTTCCACTTGCATAATTATCGGGTATTCTGTATGTAATAGTTGCAAGGCTCTTCTCATCTATCCACTCAAGTTGAAGAATCTCACAATTTACCCCGCCAATTTCCGCATAATTATTATTTAGCAAAGTTACGAAATCCTCCTCCATAATTCGCAATCTGACTGAACTTTTAATTTTCCAACTGTTTAACTGAATTTGATTTATGTAATGGTACTTATTCCATAGGCTACTTGCGCTTACATAATTCTTGAAATTTGCGGGTTGTTTTCCTGCAACAGTATAAAGTAACTTAGTCACGGAAAAAAAGTTTTGACTAATAATCATTATACCCACGCGCGCATCAATTTTAGCTGCTAAATTAGTACCGCCTCCAAACATTCCACTCACTTCGTCTATTAATTCAAACAATGTCTTCGCTTGCTTTTCAAGCCAATTTAAAGAGTCTTTTCGTTGTCCTAATGCAAAGGGAGGCGCAACGTCTTGAAGTCCCTTAATCGTTACCAAATCGGCATTAACAATGTTTACGGGCTCAGTTGAAAACTCCGCATCGTGAATATCATAAAGTTCATCCATCGTATTTAAATCCATCGAGTCTAAAGTGTAATGAATGTAGTATCTTTTCCAAACGTCATCTGAGTTATACGTAAATTCGTCTTGTCGGTCAGCTTGAATAACCATAGCGGGTGCAACGTTCATCGATGTAATATCCTGCCAAAAATCTCTTCGTTCAATTTGAACAACTCCATTAACTACCTTTGTTCGTGCGTTAAACGTTGTTTCGACAGCCGTAATAAGACTGCCCAACGTGCTTACAGTGTCGCTTGAACTTGGGACGCCCTTATTAAATGGAGCAACCAAATCGTCTGAGATGAATTTAAAGATTCCTTTACGACCTCGAACTAATGGAACAGGCAAAACTGTAAAACTAGTAGAAGAAAGTAGAGTTGAATCAAGCGTAAATCCTAAATATTCACATCCTTTTTCGATTAAATCTTTTACTTTACACCCTAATAAATAGCGAACTTTAGGAAAAATCAAGTTGAATAATTGAAGACCTAAATTAGTAATTGCAATAAGTAACCCTGCAATATAAATAACTTGCGCTAATATATTAAGCACATAACTTATAATGTCACCTAATCCAATTACGGGACCAGACGCCCCTACGGAAGGTGTACTCGCTTGAACACCCTCTGAGACCGTTGTCGCTAAGTCTTTAATAGCCGAAATAAGCGCATCCGTCATAGAGTAGAGACCCAACGCTAAACTAATAGCAAGTTCAGCTTGATTGTCTTTAACAACGATATACGGCACTTTGAAACGAGGGAAAACAACGCCTTTTTTAAGCATCAATTCAAAGGATGTACCGTTCGCATCTTCAAAAAACTTGTCTGCTGATTGTCTACGTAGTATTTTCAACTCACATTCGTAACTACGGAAAATTGGCGCGCTAGTAAGGTCAACATAATAGTTTAAACTTATACCGTTTGCCATCTGAACTCTGTAAGGAATCCCCTCAAAAATTCCAAGCGTTGTAATATGGTCTTGAACGATTCCATACGCTTCACGGGGTAAAATAATAGTGTCTACATTGATTTTAAGCACTTCGGGGTTATCTGTGAAGTCGGAAATTACTCCGATTTCTTCACGGTTGCGAGGCGTTATTTCAATCTCATTTAAAAAGTGTCTCATCTTCTAACTTTATAACGGTTGTATGTTGTTGTATTTCCTTGTTTTGTGCTCTTAACGATTTCCATAACTGACTGCGTTATTTCGCCTATTCCAATATTCGTTTCGGGCTTGGATTTGATTGCCTCTTGTAAGTTTTTTATTTCGTTTACCAAAAGAGCCGTGTCAAAAGAGCTACCTATTTGACTATTCGAACGTATTATTTTACCGTTTTGGTATTCATTAGCCATCTTTGCAAGTGCCTCATTACTTAAACCGCCGATTTGCTCGTTCAAACTCTTTGGAATTACTCGCTCGTTCGGGTGCAATACAGCGTGAAAACCTCCCTTTCCATCTATACCGTTACCATTCTTTCCAGTGTCCTCCGTACCATCGTAGAATGTAGGTAAACTTGCGATAAACTGCTGTAAAAGCATTGTGTCCTTAATAGTGTCAAGTAATGGATGTTCAGAGCCGCCCGCTACTTTAGCATTGTAAGTTGAATAAACGCTTTCCGCTAACTTAATACGTTGCTGTTTTTTCAGCTCTTTTGCTTTCTGCGCATTGGCTTCATTTATAATTTTCTGCTGTTCTGCAAGGCTTTCTTTAGCGTTAATATTACCGTTTGCTGCGAGTGTTTGCAAGGTTGTATACTGCGTGTTTGCGGCTGCAATCTCTTTGTCAATTTGTTCTATCTTTTTATTCGATTGTGCAATAAAGAAATCTGCTGCTCCTTTGACAAGTTCCTCTTCCGTTTTTTGGTTCTTCGCCTTTTGCTCAAGTGCTTTTGTGTCCGCCTCTTCGTTATCTTTTAAAGATTTATCAGCAAATTCAGTTTGTAAATCAGCACGTTTAAGAGCGTATTCAGCTATTATTTTGTTTTTAGCTGCTTCATTCTTTCCAACTGATAAAAGTTCCGCTTGTTCCTGCTCGTTTAACAACTCTAATTGTGCATTTTGTAGTTGAATTTCAAGCGCAATTGCCTCAAGTCCTTTTGCCTTTTTAAGTTTTAATTGAATTTCAAGTACTTTTGTTTCGGCTTTTGTTACGTCTTTATTCTCTTTTAATACAGCCAATTTAGCTTGATAATCCGCCTCATTTAATAATCTCGCCTCTTGATATTGTTGGTCTCTATTTAACAAATCGGTTGAAGCTAATCTTTCCGCTTTTAATTGATTATCTCTATCTGTTTTTTGCTTTAAAAGTATTTGTTCTGCTGTGCTTGTGCGTTCAAATTCTGCATTTATCAAATCATCAAGTGACGCTTTCAAGTCCTCATTTGCTTTAACTTGACCATTTGTTGCGTCTGTTAAGGAATTAGTTGCTCCTGCTGCTTTGTCTATTACTGGAACATAACGCCCTTCTGTTTCATTTGTCAACTCAACTTGAACCATTCCATAAGTAGCAAGTCTTTTATTTAACTCTTCTAAATCTTTATAATATTTGATTAATTTTTCATCAGTTGCTTTTAAATAATTATCAGCTTCTTTTGTGGCTTCGGAAAGAGTTTTTCCCATATTCATCTGTACATCAATATTAAATTGTCTATCTTTTGCTAATTCTTTATTTCGTTTGTAAATATCACTTTGTATTTTGCTTTGTTTTTCTAAATTACGTGTAGTGGCTTCATCATATTTAGTCATTTTATACTTCACACGTTGATAAGCAATATAATCTTTAACAGCTAAATTTAACACTGCTTGAAAAGCTGTTTCATCACTTAGATTTTTTAAAGTTGTTCCATATTGGTCGTTTATTTGTTTAATCAATTTAGTACGCTCTTCACTATTTTTGTTAGTTGCTTTTAATTGATATACAAGTCCAACAAATTGAGTACTTTCTTCGGCTATAAATTTGCTTGATTTAGCAACTTCTTCGTTTGCTCTTTTTTCAGCTTCCGCCCTCGCTTTTGTAGCCTTTTCCGCCTCTTCATTTCCACTAACTAAACTATAAATACCGTATGCAAGTGCCGCTATTCCTGCGATAATTGCTACTATCGGTAGTGCTTTCATAGCCTTACCAAGTCCACTTGTCGCCACCGTTGCCGCCTCAGTAGCCACCGTTTGAGTAGTCGTTACCGTTGTATCTACAACCTTTGCACTTGTAAACAACCCCATTTTTGTAGCCGCTGCAATAAAAGCCGCTTTAACCTCCGTTACGGTGTCCCCTAATGCGCCTAAACTTGTTAAGGCTTCCGACATTGCAGCTAATTGTTGAAGTTTTAACATGGCTTGCATTGCGCCCTCTGATTCAATACCAAATAACCCCATTGCACCCGTCATTCCTGCGAACGCATCTATACCAACTTTACCCGCTTTCGCTATACCCGTTCCTAAGTTTTCAACAGCTGAACCCGCAGTGGATTTAATAACGGCGTTTGTATCCATTATCTTATCTTTTAGCTCCCCAGCATCAATTGTCATTTGCTTAAAACGTGGGTCAGTTGACTCCATATTTTGAAGAGCCTGAGTCATTTCACGCAATTGTTGTTTTAACCCTTTGGTCGCGCCTTCATAATTACCTACATTTCGGAAATTGTCACCTACTGTTTTATCAATTTGCTTTAATTCAGCATCCGCAATATTAACCGCTGCTGAAACCTCTTTAAATTGTGTTTCAAGTGTTGCGTATGCTGCCGTTCCTTTTTGTCCTGACTTTTCAAGTGCTGACATTTGAGCGAGTAACTCCTTTGCTTCATTTTTAATGGCTCTTGTACTTGCTTCAAGTTGTTTGTAGGCACTCGCCTCATTAATTGCGGCTTTCGCTGCCTTTTCAGTTGCTTTGGCTTTATCGTTTTCAGTTTTTGCAATAGCGTTGTTTGTTTTAATTGTCTCCTGTGCTAACTTTTGCTTTTTAATATCAATATCAACTAAAATTTTATCCGCTGCTGCTAAGTCTTTTGTCGCTTGTGCAAGTACTTTGTCAATTTCTACGGCATCACTTTTGGCTTTATTTGCCTTTTGCGTTGCTGTTACAAATGAATTAATACCTTTTGTGTTGCCAAAATCAGCAGTTGACAAGTCCTTTTTTAAATTTCCTGCAAGTTTTTTAACCTCCGCATCAATCTCTTGAAACGATAAAATAGTTTTTTCCGCACTTTGACGAATCCCTAAAAATATATCCTCTTCTTGAAATATATCACTTGCGCTTATTTTCTTTGCCATATTCTTCCATTAAATTAAAATATTCTCTTGTTGTAATTGTCTTAACATTTACCCAACTTCCTAACCATTTACTCAAGTGAATAAGTGATTGTTCTATTGTTATTCCACTTCCTTTATTCATTAGCATAGCGTCTAAATTCGCTATTTGCATCTCTATTTCTGTAAGTTTAAAACGTTCTCTAGTGATAATAAAATCAACCTCTAACAACGCCTTTTTTCTCATCGCATTTAACAGCTTTTTGTACATATCTGACAACCCATATTCTAAAATATAACTGTCGTAAATACGCTGCCACGCTTCAATGTCACTTTCTTCGTTCCCTTCTTTGCCTTTTCTAACATAACTCAATTCGTTTGATGTGCATTTAATCCAATTCGATAACGGCAACTCATCAATATCCCCGTAATAATCGAAGTGATTCAGTATAGTATTTTTCTTTGAGTTCCAAAATAAGTTTAATTTTACTCTCATCTGTAAGTCCTAATATTTTATCCGTGAATTTTTGAAGTAAATCTACTGATTCTTTTACTCCATCAGCGTTAATAATTATTCCGTCTGGCAATACTTCCAACATAAACGATTTGTAAAAGTCTCCATCGTCATACAATGTATAAGGTGTATTGAATTTTTTAGTTGCATCGTAAAAAGTTTCCGTTATAAGTGCATAAGTACCGATAACATAGCCATTTTCGTTTATTCCTTGTTCGAAAAGTTGGTCAATACGTACAAAATCGAGAACTTTTGTTTTGAATTTACTATCTGAGAACACGTAAAACCATATTTCACGCTGAGAAAGTGCCTTACTGCGCTCCATTAAATCACCCAAAACAGTATCCATTAGTCCCATTGTTACAAAGTTACAATAAAAAAGGGTGCAACCTTAGCTACACCCTTCCTTTATCCTTTCTAAAGATTAATATTACTTCAATTTAGCACGCTTCTTTCCGCCTTTATTCGCCAATTCAAACGCTACCTTCACCACGTTGGGCTTGATATGCTTGAACAACAAATAAGCATCTTTTAGCGACTTGTCAGTTAATTGCTCAACTGCAAATTGTGTAGCACCTACTTGAACGTACATTATACTTCTAAATAAGATACTTCACCGTCAAATCCTGCCTTAGAAACGCTTAGAATCATTGCATCACCAGTACCACCCGTTGTATAAGTAGCAACATATTCGCCGATAGTAGTCAAACTTTCAGTAACAGTCAAAGGCGTTACAGCAACCCCATTAGCCGTTAAAGTCCAATCAATAGACAAAGCACCGCTGTATGAAATCGGGTTTAAAGCCGTTCCATAATCTAAAGCCGCTGTGAAAGTCAAAGAACCTGCAGCAATAGTAACAGTTGTCAAATTAACATCAATAAGACCGCTTAAATCGTTGAAATTGATTCCAGCTTCTGTAGGCGTTATCATGTACATTGTAGACTCATCAAATAATCTGTCAAAGTCAAATCCTAACATAATTTTTTGCGTTGTTGAATCAGTCGCAAAAGTGAACGTTGGGTTAAAACTTGGATTATCAACAGCTATTGGATATAATTTATTTCCTACTTTTGAACCTACCAAATTACCGTTAATATCGATAATATACACACCGAAATCTACACAACGATTATTTTGAAGTTTACCTAACAATGTAGGAGTTGAATCCTCCGCCCATAATTCGCCTGCAAAACTTCTTTTACCTTGACGTAAGAAAACCATTCTTCCACTGTTCGCCTCTTCGAATTGAGAATCTGCTTTAGGCATTTCAACGTTCTCAAAGTTTGGTAATGGAAACCAACGCTTAGTAGAATCTACTTCGTTGATTAAATCCGCCCAAACTGGAAGTGGTAAAGTCAAATCTATGAAATTTGCTGTTCCATCAGCTCCAAATAAAGGAACCATTATTAATTTACTTGTTACGCTTTGAAGTGGTACGCAATTAGGTCTCCCTGTATTACTTAATCCACTTGCGCAATTGCATCCTATACTCATAATTTTTGTTTTTTTAAATTAACATTTACAATTTTCTTTATACTTTGTGAGCGTTATTCTTAACTCAACCCCTGATAAATTTGCGTCCAAAATGTTCTGAAACATTCCGTTTTCTTGTTCAACACCGAACCTCGTAAATTCGATAATCTCCCAATCTTCAATGGTTTTAAAATTTCTATTTCTGTTTATGGTCTCAATAAACTCTTTCGCTAACTGTTCCATTGGATAAACTACATTGGTAATATGGTCAGCAGTGTAATAATTAGCTACATCGGTCTCATCTAAAAAGAATATTCGAACTGAACTTTCAATATCCACCGTACTTTCACGCCCGAACTGTTTAAAATTCAAAGAACCAAGCAACCAAATAATTGGCGTTTTAGCCGTGACATCGTTACTTAAGATTGTCCATTCTCTGTTAGTTGCCTTTTTAGTTCCATGAATAAAAAACGGCGTAGGTAGGTTTATAGTACCGTTTAAATCTATTAAATCTTTGTTTTCACTTACTAAATAATTATCAAATTCAACTTCCGTTAACAAGAATTCGTCTCCATCTAAATTAGTAACTTTCTTTCCAACACGCGCCCATTTACTATCGCAAGTCAATGTCTTATCAACATCAAAAGTCCCCTCGATAGTTGAATCCATCTGTGAAACAATGTTTCCGATAATTGTCGATAGTTCGTTTATCATATCCAATAAGCTGTTTGTTTCTGCATTCCGTTAAACGTGTTGAAGTGACCTTTTCCTATGTAAGTTACGGTAAACGTTCCGAGACCATCACCACCCGTAACAGTTACTACTTCGTTAAGTTGATAATTACTTCCAGCAGCATTAATTGTTCCCGATTCGATTAAACTACCATCACTGACAATATCAAGCGTCAACCCACTACCAAACGTCGCTGTAGTTGGCACATTCAAAGCAGTTGCATAAGTGCTACCAGCATTCAATAACTCAACCGTTACCACTTGACCCGTTACAGTGTTAAAATTCACTTGTATGTAGGTCTGAATAGCCTTATAACTTCGAATTGCTTCGTTATAACGTGCATAAATCATTGAATACAACGTGCTCACTGGCTCTGAATTCTCGCTTATTGGTCGAACATTTCCGTACGGTGTCATTTGGTTAATCAAATCCTTTGAATACTCAAAATAAATGAAGCCTTTTAACATCTCTTTTATACCTTCTGATATTATCAACTGTCTAAACGTTAAATTCTCGTAGAAGGGATTGAATACCTTTAGAAAATTAGGTGACTGCGGCACGTTTGCCAACAAGTCAGACTCAAATTCAGTGTATAAATTAGCCCCGAATAATTCGATTAGATAACGCTTTTCGTACTTGTCGATATAATCCTGCAATTTTACAGTGTCATACATACCCGTACTAAGTTGATATTTGCCCGTGAAGTCAGAAATAGTTACAATCATTGCTTATTTTTTTAGTTTTCCGAAACCTCTTTTAATAAATTGCTTTAACATTTCACCGCTAATTTTGAATAAAACGCCCTTAGGCAAGTGCTTAGATTGTCCGTTTCCTTCGAATTCATAAATCACTTTATCATCAATTTCAATCGTTGCGTGAACACCATCAGCATCTTTCTCGATATGCACATCAACAAGGCGAGTGTCAAGGTCAATTTCTGTTCCTGTAACATCTCTTTTTACTGTCAATTCAGCATCGTTAACGTTTAATTTAACGTTTAAATCCTTTTTTTTACGAGTCTTTTTTTCCATTGTGCAAATTTAAAAGGGGGGTTAAGAAGTCCCAACCCCCATTATTTATTTTTATACTGCCAACGCTGCGATTGCTGTTGCGATATTTCCGTCAACGAATGCTGGATAATCATTTGCTTTAACGTATTGAACTAAACGAGCCTCAGCAAGGATAGTCACCATATTACGTTGGAAGTCATCATTAACATAACCTACTTGTACGTTCATTGCCTCTCTCATTCTAACGTTAGACTTGCTGAAATCTCCTACTAAGAATGTTCCAGCAACCATATTAGTTGTAGAAACTACAGTAAGGTTAGCCACTCTATTAACGTCCATCAAGAACATTGGATATGTGTATTCACCAGTCGAAGTTTTAGTCAATTGCATAGCAGCAACATCCTCAGGATTCAAAACAACGTGTGTTGGTTCGAAGTTAGCATTTTGGATTTGTGCAATAGCAACTCTAATAACATCTGAGATATTAGGATTAACAACATTTCCAGCGAATGTACCAGCTGAGAAAGTAACTGAATTAGTCAAGATACCATTGATTCCACCGATAGCACCGTTTAACAAAGCATCTTCGATAGCTTGATCAATTGACGCCATCAAATCTGTATTGATTTCCGATTGAACGAAAGATAAATCAGCAAGCATTTCCTTAGAAATCTTAAC